GTGTTGGGTTCATCGCGATCTGTGCTTATGACAACTTTTTTGCATTAACAGCGGGAAACCGATAGCAGCATGCCAGCAAAACAACCAAAAAGCCTAGGAGGGCGACCTAAAACAGGTAGGACAGAAATTCTCCGCGCACGTGCATTAGCGATTGGTGTAACCGTGGCGACATTGGCACATTGGGAGAATGACGGCTGCGACATCACCGATGACGACAGCGTAAAGGCGCACGTTGCCAAGTTACAACGCCGACCTAAGACAATTAAACCAGAATACTACACGCCGCCAGAGGAACTAGACGAAACGCCAGACATGGCTTTCCTTAAAACTTCATTATTGCGAACCACGGACGAAAGAGACGCTCGGAGACTAGCAACGCAGATAAAAGGACTTGCCGATGCGGAAAAACTCGAGATTTTGCAATCGAAATACATCTCAATGGATGAGGTCAAATCGGCATACATCAAACTTGGCAGCGTTATCCGTGCTGGCATCATGCGACTGCAAGCGGATCTCCCGCCAGTATTAGAGGGTCGATCACCCGCAGAAATGGCAAAGCGCATCGGAGAAGCGGCAGACAAATTACTCACCGAACTGAGTAGTAACGCCGCAGAAGTGTGGGGGGATGATGACTAAAACCGCACAACTCTTTTCGGCATTTCGCCAATCGTGCAGACCTCCGGCACGATTAAAGCCTAGCGCGTGGGCGCATGGTAGAGTTGCGCTTTATGAGGGTCTCTCGCCATATTTCGAGGCGGATGCTGCACCTTGGCTAGTCGAACCGCTCAACGCATTTGCCGACATCGGCGCGAAAGAAGTTTGCCTGCTTGCTCCAGTAGGCACGGGTAAAACAACGATGTTGGAAGCGGCAATGTGCTACATCATCAGCGAGGACGCAGGAGCAACAATGCTAGTAGGGCAAACCGATAGTGACATCAAAGACTGGGTTGAGACCAGACTTGATTTCTCGTTGCTCAACACCAAGGAAACAGCGGGATTGTTGCCGATTGGAAAACATCGACACAAGAAGAGGAAAGACGCTATCATTTTCCCTCACATGGCTTTATTCATGACAGGCGCCAACTTGTCAGGACTTCAGGCAAAGTCGATGCGGCGAGTGTTGTGTGATGAGCCGTGGATTTATCCAGACGGAATGATACGAGAAGCAGAGGGGCGACTGCATGACAGATGGAATAGGCAGTTTTATCTATTGGCTCAAGGCGGATTTGTCAATACTGAGTGGCACAAGAAATGTGAGAATACCGCGATGCGCGAGTTTTGCTTTACGTGTCCACAATGCCAGCATGAGCAAGCTTGGAAATGGGAGAATGTGATTTACGACACTACGATCACTGACCGTGTAAAAATGTCACAAACGGCAGAAATTAAATGCGCGAACGTCGATTGCGATTACCGATTGCAAGACAAACCGCAACCACGGCGAGAGTTGGCAATCTCGGCGCGTTACGTGCAAATTAAAGAGGGCATGCCTGATAGTTACGGCTACCATTACAACGCTCTTTGTAACTGGCGGCTTCCATTGTGGCGGCTAGTCATCGAGAGATGCAATGCGATGGACGAAGTGGCGCGGGGGAATCTGAAACTTCTACAGCAATTCATTCAAAAACGACTAGCAGAATTTTGGAGCGATGAGCAAGAGGACGAACGGGTAAAGCTAACCGGTCACGGCTATTCCATCCGCGACTATGCAAACGGCGAACTATGGGAGGATGAATCACACCGCTTTATGACAATCGACCGCCAGCAAGACCACTTTTGGGTGGCGATCCGCGCTTGGGGCATTGGTGGCAATTCGCGCCTTTTATTTTACTCAAAAGTTGACACATGGGAGCGGGTCAAAGTCATCCAAGAAACCTACAAAGTTGACAATCGGAAAACACAAATTGACTGCGGTTATCAAAAAGATGAGGTCTATAAACGCTGCGCACAATACGGATGGTTTGCGTTACGCGGTGACCAACGCGACCAATACCCGCATCGAAACAGGCAGGGCAAAACCACTTTCAAATCGTATTCGCCTTATCAATCTGCAACGGCCAGCGATGGTAAGAAAACAATGGTGGCGTATTTTTCCAATACGTCACACAAGGACATACTTTTTCAACTGCGCAATCAGCGCGGCGTAGATTGGCAAATCCCCGATGATGTTGGCAGTGAATACTTGCGGCAAATCGACGCAGAGGTTAGGCGTGGAGAGGGCAAAACAGCGCGATGGACTAAACGCCACAACGACAACCATGCCGTTGACTGTGAGAACATGCAGATTGTTCTTGCTTCAATCTTTGGGTTGATAGGAACGCCAGAAACAGAAACGGAAGAATGATTTTTGACATGTCGCCCCAAGCATGGGAGTGGCTGACTTAATCAAAGCATGGTATGACGCATCGTTAGACGATCCTACACTATTGCAATCGCTAATCGACGCGAGAACAGCCGCATTAAATGGCACGTTGTCAAAAGGTGGTGGCAATACGCTTACATCATCGCAGAAAAACGGTATCAGCTATTCAGTCTTAGTAAGCTTACCAGAGACAGACCGCATCGTCGTTTTGAATCGCGCAATCAACGCAATTAAACGCGGCATTAGACCTAACAGTCGCACAGTCGGCAACATGTTTTAATTATGATCGTTGACACCTACGGAAATCCATATACGGCAGCACAGGGGGCAGTAAGAAGCTCATCTGCGCGACCATTTCAGCCGGTCCAGATGAAGGACATCAGTGAGCTTGTGCCGGCGAGAGACCGAATGACGCTTGCTTCATATTCGCGGCGTTTGTATCTGAACGAAGGCATCTTGCTCGGAGCAATCCAGCAAAAGGCGATGTATTCCGTGGGGCGGTCATGGCAAGCGCAATCGAAATCGAAAGACCGTGAATTCGCAATCAAAGCGGAGGAGCTAATCAACGAAGAATGGTATAAAATTTGCGATGTTCGCGGCGGTCAAAATACCTTTCAGACTAATCTTTATTCGACATCTTGCGCGATTGATCGTGACGGAGAAGCGTTTATCTTATTGACAAAAACAGAAAACGACTACCCACGAATCCAGCAAATCCCATCGCATCGAATCGCAACGCCAAAAGGATTCGATGATGGCAAGCAAGAAACGGGAACGTATCGCGGCAAGATTTTAACCGATGGCATTATTTACGGTAACGGTGCGCCATTGGCGTATTGCTTTATCGACGACAAAGGAGAACTGATAAAATACCTAGAAGCGCAAAATATAGTTCATGTATTCGATCCATCTTGGCAAGAACAAGGGCGAGGATTGCCAGCATTTACACACGCGCTAAACGATTTGCGCGACTCATTGCAATCCCACGAATGGGAGCGTTACGCACAGTTGATGCTTTCAAGCATTGCGCTTATTGAGCATAACGAAACAGGACTTCCAGACCTAGATGACAATCAAAACGTCATCAACGGAAACGGCACTTGCACAGAAACAGGAATCATCAACGAGAATTACCAAGGAGGGACGGTTAGGTATTTTGCGGCTAAGAGCGGTGGCAAACTTGAGACAATCAAGAATGATAGACCTGGGGACATGTGGGAATCATTTCAGAACCGCATTTATCGCAAAGCACTTGCGGGAATCAACTGGCCGTATTCGATGGTATGGCACGCAACTGGACAAGGCACGGCAGAACGGGCAGACCTTGGACGCGCACAACGAGCCGTTGAGGACAGGCAAGATTTACTTGAATATGCAGCGAACCGCATTATTGGCTACGTTGTCGCCAAGCTTGTGAAGCTCGGAAGATTGCCAGAAGCGGAGGGATGGTATAAATGGAAATTCACCTATCCGAAAAAGATCACGATTGACGACGGGCGGGTATCGAAAGAACTCATCGAAATGTGGAAAGCTGGCTTCTTGAATCCTCAAGACGTTCTCGGATTCCTTGGCAAATCGCCCGACGAACATTTAGACGAGCGCATTTGCTATTTAGTGCAAGAAAAACTTAAAATGAAAGCGGTCAACGAAAGCGGATTAGGCATAACTATTGACCCGCGAGAAATGAAAATGCTCACCGCAAACGACATGCCACAAGTTGACGCATCGGAAATGAGCGGAGAAAAAGAAGTGCCAGAAACACCAAACGACTAACCAGAAGAAACAGAAGATGAACCATCTACAGATTGAAAACAAAGCGGCAAAGGTAAAGCTCAACGATCAGGTTGATAAATTCAGCATTGATCAAATCATTGAGCAAATTGATCAAACATACGGCATGAAAGGCGTAGAGGATTCTTTTGCTATCGGTGAAATCGTAGCTTGCGCAGAAAACGCAATCGACACTTTGACCGTTGAAATTCACACGGGCGGGGGCAGCGTATTTGATGGCTATCGCTTGTTTAATTCCATGCAGGAACTTCGCAATCGAGGCGTATCGGTCACGGCTCGCATCAACACGTTAGCGGCAAGCATGGGAAGCGTCATTGCAATGGCAGCGGATAAAGTAGAAATCGCAGCTAACGGGCGAATGATGATTCACGAAGCATCAACCGCAATGGCCGGCGACGCAGAAAAGATGCGTCAAACAGCGAATTTACTAGAGGGAATCAGTGATGAAATCGCCGCGATTTACGCTACAAAAACAGGCAAGACGCAAAAAGAAATGCGCGATTTGATGAAAAGCGAAACATGGATGACCGCAAAGCAAGCCGTCGAGATGGGATTTGCCGATGAAATTTTTGACACCAAAGCAAAGAATATGGCTAGTATTTTAGACCGATTTAAACCAGACGCAGCACTTACCGAAAAAGTTATCGGGCTAGAGTCTGCCATCGTTGACGCAGAAAATCAAATCAGCGAACTTGCGGCAAACCTAGCAACCCGCGAGAGCGACTTGCAAAATGCCGTTACTGAATTGGCAGAAGTAAAAGCATCCAATGAAGAAATCACCGCAAAGCTAGCAGAATCCGAATCGGCATTGCAATCCGAGAAAGACGCAGTAACCGCAAAAGCATCTGAACTTGACGCGCTTAATTTGAAACTTGTCGAAGTCGAAGCATCGGCAAACGCCCGTGCAATCGAAATCGCCGCACAGGCTGGGCTTGCTCCGCTTAATGTCTCGATGAATGAGCCAGCACCGACCAATCACTTGGAACATATCAAAAATCTTTCACCAGCCAAAAAAACGGCTTACGTGAAAAAACACAAAAAAGAAATTCAACTTCAACTAACTAAATAATTATGGCTACAGTATTTAATGATACACTATTCGCGCAAACCGCATTCCAACAACTTGTTGATCTGCTTTTGCCACTCCGCGCATTCTCGACTGACATCTCAAGCGATGTGAAATCAGAAGGCTCTGCCGTTGTTGTGCCACTCTTTGGCAACGCAACGACCACTACTTTTACGCAAGGAGCAACCGTCATGGAACAAACTGGAGGTTTAATCACCGCCGTTACTGTTACCCTCGACAAGCGTAAGATTACTCCAGTGAGTCTTACTCACCAACAACTCGCAGAATCTAGCAACGCTGGACGATGGGACAAGTGGGCGTATCAACTCGGCAAGTCAATGGGCGTTACTGTTCTGCAAGACATCATGAGCTTGATCACTACGACCAACTACGGATCTGCAGTCATCACGACCGCATCAGCTAACTACACCAAGAGCCAACTTATCGAAGCTCGCAAGCAGCTTAAACAGGCTGGCGCAAAAGGTGAATACAGCTTCATCGGCAATACTGTCATCGAAGGCGCATTGCTTGGCGATACCAACTTAGTTAACTACTTCAATCGCGGCGACACCGAAGCGATCAAAGAAGGATCACTTGGTCGCCTTTTCGGAATGCAAGTTTACGGATCTGACATCATACCTGGTAACAGTGTTTCACTCACTGGCTTTGCTTGCGGTCAAGACGCGATTGCTTTTGCTTCTCGCTCGCTTGGTCAATACTTGCCAGCCGAAGACTACATTGCCATCGAGGAAATGGTTGACGAGGAAAGCGGCTTGTCTGCTCTCTACACTCGCCACTACTCCCGCGCATCGGGGACTTACTTTGCAAACATGCACATGCTTTACGGTTACTCAACCGCCGTCACGAACGCTTTGAAAGTGTTCACGACTCCTACAACTTGATTTGTTTGTGTTGTTCATAGCGCGTCGATGGCTGTCACAGGCCATCGGCGCAAACATTTTACAGATATAAAAAATATGAAAAAAGAAAAACTGAGTTTATGTATTATTGTCGGGAATGTTGAAAACTACATTCAAAGATTTATCAAATCATTCTCACCGCTAGTTGATGAAATTGTTTTTGTCCGTGCTATTGGAAACCAAGAAGCAGACAAGACAAAAGAACTAGCTGAATCACTTGGCGCAAAGTTCGCTGGTGACTATCAAAACAAGCACGACTGGCCACACGTTGACGACTTCGCAGCGGCTCGGCAAATGGCTTTTGATGCGGCATCGCATGAGCTTATCATGTGGGCAGATACGGACGATGTAATTGATCCAGAGTCGATCAAACGAATCCGCGAAACGTGCGATTTATTGCCAGATGATTTTGAATGTATCGAGATTGCTTACCACGTTCCAGAGGATGGCGTTACGGTAATGCGCGAAAGAATCATCCGTAAAGGTCGCGCAAAATGGACATCGCCAATCCATGAGTATTTGCAATTTGTCAGCGAACCGAAGATTGCCAAGGTTGACGGCGCGGTGATTCTACACAGACCAGAAGGGACACGCGAGCGCAACGACGAACGCAACTTGCGCATATTGCAAAGCATCGCAGAACCAACAACGTCACACAAATTTCACTTGTTCCAATCGCTACGGGCAACGGGGCAAATCAGTGCGGCATCTAACTTAATTTGCGAAATGCTTGCCGACAAATCGGATGCACTTGGCAAGGCTGAAAAATACGAGCTATTCATCGCGGCGGGACAAATGGCAAACGACATCGAAATCCGCTTGCAAATGAACCTACAGGCGTTATCCGTCGATCCTGCGCGTAAAGAGGCATACGGCGAGCTTTGTCTTTGTTATCTAGGATTGAACCGCAACGAAGACGCGCTAGCTATCACAACGGCAATGCAAGCCGTTAGCGGTGGAACTGGTGCATGGAATGTGCGGCAGAAATACAGTGGATATTTAGGGATTCAACTTCATGGCATGGCGTTACGAGCTAACGGATTTATGGATGAAGCCGACGCTATCGAAACTAACCACTTCATTCGTAACGGTAAAAAGATTTCACTGATCCACGCCACTCGCGGCAGATGCAAACAAGCGGTTGATGCGCGGCGACTATGGCTAACCAAGGCAAAGAATCCAGACGCTATCGAGCATATTTTCGGACTCGACGCAGACGATCCGCATGGCATGTTTTTATCAGTTCACAATCACGCATTGACAAATGGAAGCTCGGGAAGCGTTGCGGCATGGAACGCAGCGGCACAAAAATCATGCGGCGAAGTATTGTTGCAACTCAGCGATGATTGGAATCCTCCGATGCACTGGGATGAGATTTTACTTAATGCCATCGGTGATACGTCACAAGAAAAAGTATTGGCTATCGGTGACGGCAGCAGAACTGATGAATTGCTTTGCATGGCGATCATAACTAGGGCGCGTTACCAAAAACAAGGCTTTATGTTTCATCCAGAGTATTTTAGCGTTTACTCAGATGATTACTTCACACAGCAAGCATACGCAGACGGCGTGACCATCGAAGCGCGAGACATTATTTTCGAGCATTTACATCCAGTATTCGGCAAAGCTGAAATGGATGAAATCTACGCTCGGTCAAATGAAAACTATCGTTATGCGATGGGGGCAGGAATCACAAAAAGACTCACCGAAAAAACTTTTGTTAGCGAGAACGTGCATGGCTGGCTAGACTATCGTGACCATTACGATAATATCGCAAAAACCCTACGAGACGGCGATACGTTTGTTGAAGTGGGAACATGGCTAGGAAAATCAATCATTTATCTTGCGCAGCGGCTACAAGACATCGGCAAGCCTAACGTGAAGATTCATTGCGTTGACGTTTTTGATTTTAACGGCGAATCATTTGCCAATACATTTATCACCAACATCAGATATGCAAAAGTCGATTCGATGATTACCATTCACGAAACAAACAGCGTAGCGGCATCTGAGCTATTTGCCGAAAGCAGCATCGACGCAATCTACATCGACGCAGCGCACGACTACGATTCTGTCAAAGAGGATTTGCAAGCATGGTTTGGCAAGGTCAAGAAAGGCGGCATATTTAGCGGCCACGATTGGACATGCGCAGACGTGCAAAAAGCGGTCGAGGAACATTCACAAGCAAACGGTTACGAACTGGCAACGCATAACAATTACTGGAAAAGAAAATGAGCTACAACGCATCACACGGCGGCAAAGGAGACACGCCAAGACCAGTAAATCAGCAGATATACGGCAACAATTACGATCAAATATTTAAAAAACATGAAAATACAACTAAGCATACTGACACCGACGATACCAGGCAGAGAAAAGCAACTCTTAGAGCTAACCGAAAAGATACAAAAGCAAGTCGGTGATTTGCCTGTCGAGCATTTATCACTTTGCGACAATCGTAAAAGATCAATCGGGGCAAAACGGCAAACGCTAGTCGATATTGCGCAGGGAAAATACATTGCATTTTGTGACGACGATGACGACATATCGGATGATTATGTCGAAGAAATCCTAAAAGCTGCACAAGTCGATGCTGACGTAATAACATTTGAGCAAGATTCATTCTACAACGAGCATTATTCCAAAGTAGTTTTCGGGCTGAACAATCCAGATCAGGGATTCACGCCAAACGGCATCACGCTCCGCGCACCTTGGCACGTTTGCGCTTGGAAAAAATCAGCGGTGAAAACTTGTCAATTTGGAGAGCGCAACAATGGCGAGGATATTATATGGTCACGCCAAGCGCGACGCAGAATCACAAGCGGATTTCACATTGCAAAAGTCCTGCACATTTACCGCCATGACGCAAGATTGACAGCTGCTCCAGAGTCTGGCTTTTGACTTGGCGCATAGTATATGAGCTTGGTCGATGACTTTCTTTTAACACACAACGACGAATCGGATTCCACAATGGGAACTGATACCATGATTTGCGAGGGGCAAACCTTTTCCGTGGTATCAAACATTATTGGCAAAACTATCGACGCTGACATCGGCATTGAGCCGCAAATAAACGGAACTGTGACAGCGCAACCCGCAGACGTTACATCGCCTAGAACACTCTTAAACAAGCGTTGCACAGTTGGCGGCGTTGCGTATCGAATTATCGGCGTAGATGCCGGCACGGTGGCAATCCACTTCACCCTGAGTGATCCTAGTGAGACGCGATGATTAAGTATTATATTACAGCAAAGTCAAGAGCGGAGCTAGAACTAACGCTTAAAGAATTTGCGAAAAAATCACAAATTGCAGTCGCTGAAACAGTGGCTATTGTTGGATCATCGGTAGCTAGGCAACTTGCAATAAGTGTTCAGCCAACAGGCATGAAAAGCGGGGTTGGGGCAAAGTTTAGTGTTGGAATTGCAAAGCAAATAAAAAAAGCAGCAAGACACGCACAATTTACGGGTGACAGCGGTGGAATAAAAGAAGTTCATCCAAAATACAGAAATAAAAACGGTGCGGTAATGGTGGATCATCCAAGAAAGTTTCAGCCAAAAAGCAAAAAAATACCAAACTCCGACATATCAAAACAGGTTAGGGAAAAGGTAAAAGAAATGGGGAAAGCAAAAGCGGGATGGATTGCGGCTGGTGAAAGCATAGACTCGCCACTGCTTAAAACAAAACGCGGCAAATTCAAAAGAATTAAAAGCGTAACTTATTGGATTCGCAGACATGTTACACCCGCCAATGGAAGCTCGGTATTTATAAAAAGATCAGGACTGAATACGAGCGTGCTTCTAACCAATAAAGTTGGTTACGCTTACGCGCAAGGTAGTTCAAACCACAGCAAAGTTAATAAGTCAATTAAGACTGGGTATCTGAGAGCTATAAGCTCAATAAAAACAATGCTTAAAAAACTAAAATGAACATACAAACATTAAAAGAGCGGATTGTCACAGTCCTAAACACGGAAATTACAACCGTCACAAGCTACGATGCTGAGAAGTTTTCAGAGATTGATTTACCTAATATTTCGGTAAAGGTGGCAACGTGCGAGCGTATGTCAAAGGCTTTGCGTTCATACTCGGCGAACATTGAAATTACGCTTCGGGCGCATAGCGGAGATAGTCTGACAGTCTCGGAAATCAATGCCGTTACAAACGACATCGAGAGCTTGCTAAACGATGAATTTGCCAGCGAGATCAATAACAACATCGCAAACTTGCAAGTCGATTACTTTGCTCATAACGGCGGCGTGCCTGATTGGACCGACAACGCGTTAGAGTGCAAATTTGATTGTGAAGTCATATTCCAGACCGCCTAATTTTTGACACAAAACCAAAAGTATCATGGCAACGCTTTTAGGTGTAACGAATGGAGTTTTTGGAATCGCAGCACAGCAAACAGGCTTTTTGCTGGACTCACAAACGTGGGCGTATAGCGACGAAGTGAAGATGGTTAAGAACATCAGCGGTGACGATACGGGCGAATCACATTATAATGAAAAAGTAGAAATTTCGCTAAGTGGATTTTTGCCTAGTTCTTCACCATTTGCGGGGACGTTAGCATTAAGCCTAACGCTTATTACCGTGCCAACAGATCACATCATCGGGTCAATGACAGCCGGCATGACAATCATTCAAACGATCAACCGAAGCAACACTTCTGAGGATTATCAAAAGGTTGATTTAACTGCCAAGTATTCGCCAACAATCGTTTCAGCTTAATCGCCTTACAATTTACACGAAATGAAAAACTTCACTGGTAAAACGGGTGATGCGGTATCGCATATCAAAAGCGAGACAAGCAATCCGCAGCTTGCAGCGGCAATCATCGCAATAGATGTGCCATTGCTAAAAGCTGCACCAATGAGTTCTTTCGTGGGCGACAGCATAAAAGGAAAGCTAGTTACTTGGCAGTTTTACGGCGCGTCGCCAACTGGCAATACTGCCGACATGGTGATCAAAGCCTGGCACGATGAACAATGGCTAATTGCTAACGCATCGCATACCGTGGCTAGAATCAAAGTTGCATTTGACGCAATGCACAACCTTTCGAGGCAAGCACAAGGGCGCGGCGACTACCTACCAAAGTGCGAAATTGCCGACACTGTTTTCACCGCATCAACGCCACAAGCGGCGACTATGATTGCGCTCGGTCATATCTGCCAGGGTTACAAGCTACACGCTGGCAGTCACTTCTGGCAATTCCCACAATCGGCATCGGTGGACATGGATTTATGGACAGACCATTACATTCACGACAAATTACCAACAGCGGATCTGTCGTATATCAAAGTCGCATTGCTGAATTGGAAACAACTGATTACAGACATTAAATCGCCAACGCATACCGCAGTTAAGCACGGAAAAAGAACCGCTTACATCGGGCGGGATGACGACGCGAAAACGCAATCACAAATCGAAAAAATACTATACAGAAAATGAATATAGCACCAACAATTAGAGACAAGCAAGCTCGGCCATTAACTAAATTTTTATGGAATCGAATCCGTGAATTTATTACGCCTGACAAATCGCGCGGAAAAGACGCGTCATTCATAATTGTTTTTGGCTACGCTGCACTAGCACTTTCCGAAGATAAAGAAACGCAAAAAGCATATTGCGATGATGATTCATTTTTTGAACTAATCGCCAAGGTGGGAATCAACCTAAGCGAATCGGAAGAAGAAGAAATCGGGAACTACATCAATGGCGTAATCAAACGATGGGAGGCGGCACAGATCGAAGTTGACGGCGCGGGAAAGACGGAATTGACAGAGGAGACGCGCCAAGCGACAGCGACTATTTAACGGACTTATTTGCATCGGAATACGGATGGACTCGGCAACAAATCAATGAGTTACCAATGGATGAAGAAGCGCGTTTGTTTCACGCGATCTTGTTTAGAAAAGGGGTTAAGTGCTACAAGAAACAAATCGAGATGGGCCACCACGACAAGACACTCAAGGAACGATTGGAGGAAATCACAGCGCAAATTGACATAGCCAACACAGAAGAAGAACTATTATGGGATTCACCGTAGATATTAAAGGCAACGCAAGCCACTTGGATAAGACGATTAAGAACGTCAAGACTTCGCTATCATCAATCGGTAGCGTAGCGACCACGGCGGCAACTTCACTTGCTGGTATCGGCGTAGCGGGTGGCGCGGCAATGGCGGCTTTTATTGTCTCAAGCAGCAAAGCAGCTGCGGACGTTGAGGACTTAGGAATACAATTTGAAGTTTTAACTGGCAGCGCAGAAACAGCGGCTAAGTTAATGAAAACATTCCGCGACGAAGAAAAGAAATCAGCTTTGAATCTATCGGACTACGCAAACGCTGCAAAAACAATGTTAGCGTTTGGAACGTCCGTAGATGACGTAACGCCA